CATTGCCAAAAAGCCGCAGTAACTCGATCCCGGAGGATAAGCTAACCCCACATAGCTGTCAGACCAGTGGAAACTAGAGATAGTTGGCATCAAAAGAGCCCCGGCGCTACATCAGGCCTGTAGAACACCGCACTGGCCGGTTTTGAAAGAAGATCCTCATAACCTAGATCTCCTGTAACCTCCGTTGCAGTGATTTGGACATTAGTAAGGTCGAAAGTTGTCTCCCACTCTATAAACGTCGGAGCACTTCGAAGGACCTGCATCATCCGGACTTTTGCTCCTCTGCCTCCCTGACTCAGCTCGAGCCAACCAACAAGCTCCTTGCCGACGTTATCGATTCTAAGACGTGCTCTTGGCAACTCCTTATCGAAATCGTCAGGTAGAGATGCACGAAAAGCGAGAGCAATATAGTCGTTACCTCCAGGACCTCCTACCAAGTCCTGATTGTCGTTGATTACTCTAACTGGCTGAGCCAGTTCGGAATGAGTAATCTCTAGCAACACGAACGGAACTTCAGCAGTACCAGTCGCGTTGACCTTAGTTTTCCACGACGAGGATAATGTCTTAGGCATGACCGAAGTTAAGAGTCCCAGACCTCGAGTGAGAAGGTAATTTTCCAGATTTTGCTTGGTTGGCTGGAATCTAACGGAGAAGCCTTAATCACCCCTCCTACGATCCGAGCCTGCTTTACAACCGAATCTATCGGATCGGTCCAGTCAAACCAAAGAGCTCCTCTCCCGATGGTTCCGCGGAACCAAGTCATAAAGCTCTGAAGGTCCGTAAGAGTATTCACTTTATAAACAACAGGTCTGGTGATCATTACCTTACTAAGAATCTGCGCCTGTTTCGGAATGCCACCCTCCATTTCTGTTCTCAAAACAGCCGGAGACGGAGACTCTTCAAAATCACCTACCATTTGCTTTGCATACGAAGGGAATGTTGGCATTTAACTTGTCCTATGTCTCATTCCTCGAGCTTCGAGTGCCTGAGCCGTAGGTCCTCCGCGGCGAATGTCATCGAGAATGATACTAATAACCGCTCTATCCACACTGAAAGAAGGCTGTGCACTTCTTACTGCTAGAGGGGTACCACTCTCGTTACTAATCGACACGTGGATCGATTGACTAACAGTACTAGGCGAAACTGAGACCTTTTCGCCGGGGGTAGCCATAAATTGCACTAGCTGGCTATCAGCTCCTCCCGAACCTCCTACTACGAAACTGCCACCATGCTGAAACTGGCCAATAAGTGAGGAGCCCCCCAAATTAGCAGTTGCCGCAGACGTAGGAGCTGTCAAAAGTTTTCCCATCATACCCTCGAGGAGTCCTGTACCTACGTCAACATTCCTTCCAGTATACAGTCCACCAAAGAGGAACTTCATTGTCGGTTGAATGATCATCAACTTGGCAACAAAGTCAAATACTGTTCTTTCCATTGATAGGAAGAGTCTCTTCCAACCGCCTTCTACTCCGTGCGTCAGATCGTAAAAGGCATCGAGAGATCCTTTTTCCAAATCCCTGAACATGTCCCGTACACTCTTTCCGAATAACGTTGTGCGGTCGAGCATCTTACGGTAGGTATCGTCATTGATCGTCTCGATCATCTTAGACGCCTCAGCGTGTGATAAGACGTTCAATCTGACCGCCTCATTGATCTTTTCGACTCGCTTAGTAGCGTCGTAGATGGCTTTTTCGCCTGTATCTCCGATGGCGCTCCGGATACTCTCGATCTCCCGCTTAACGTCTTTGAGCTTCTCCTTATGAGCTTCGATTCCCGTAACCTCCTGCCACCGGCGCGAGTACTCGGCAGTTAGGAAGTTGATCTGCTCCTGATCGAGTCTCATATCAGTCAGAAAGTCTCGAAGTTTCTCGAGGCTCTTCTCCAACTGCTCCTGCTGTTTGACCTTTCCGGGATCAGCAGCTTCTGCTCCCTTGCGGTGGGCCTCCAGCTCATCGAACATTTCGCCCATCTTCAAGCCAGCTGCTGCCATCTTCTTCGGAAGCTGCTCCAGCTCTTTAACGGTCTCCTTCCGTTGATCGATCGCAAGGAACATTCTCTGGAGTTGCTCCGTCAGGTTCTTACCTTCGAAACCCGCTTCACGGAGCGACCTTCCAATAGCTCCTAAGCCCCCGCGCTTCTTCTCCGGCATAGAAGCCATCAAGTCCATAGCCTTGTTTAAGGCCTCGACCTCCTGCATTGCGGTAGTGCCAAACTCACCAGCTTTGATTTGATCGTTAAGACTTTGAGCCTCACGAAGGCGCTCTTCGATTCGCTTGACCCACCCCTTGTAAGCGTCTCCTGCTTCTCCTGCTGTGGACTTGCNAAGTTCGGGCGCTAACTTGAGATTTTGCAGCTCAGACATTTGAGCTTCGAGAGCTGCACTAATCCCCTTGACCTTATTGAGGCGCTCTGTCAGAGCTTTGACAGTAGGATCTTCTTCGACCGGTGGAGGCGGCAATAGCACCATCTTGCCGGCTCTCGTCATTGTCATTCGAGCAGGAGCTGTAGTCGCTTTGCCTTCAGCTTGTGCGATTTGAACTGCGATCTGAGCTTCGATGGCAGCGATTTCAGAGTACACGCCTCTCAAGCGGGTTGCCGTACCCTGCTTCATCTGCTCAGTAGTCTGACGGTGAGCCTCACCTACCTGCTTTTGAATATTGATCCACTCACCCGTCCTGTCGAGCCAGTCCTTTGTTTTGTCCGAAGCAGTCTCAGTCGCTCTCGCGAGAAGCGCGTATCCAACTGCTGCGCCTCCTAAGAGAAGACCCATCCGAAGTAGAAACAGAAGAACCGTAGAGGATTCAAGCGCTGCTGTTGCTGTACCTACCCCGAGAATAGCAGCACGAAGAGCGATCAGGCCTGCTGTGACGGCAGCTACAGCTGCTGGTAACCTGAGAAGCAAGGAATACAGAAGCATACCGGCTCCTGCTCCAGCAACTGCCGAGAATACCTGCCCTACTCGCTGCATATTCTGTGTAAGGTAGGTCAGTGATTCCCGAGTCATAACAACAGATTTGCGGAACAGCTCGGAGAACTTCGACATCTGGTCGAAAGCCTTTAGCACTTCGAAGGAAGAAGATCCGAGTCTAGCCATTTCAGCTTGCAGCGCGACGGATGCCTGCTGTGCACCAGGCCCGAACACGAGCATCCACTGTTGTGCGAGTTTAGGCAGGAGATCTTTTGCAAGAACCTCTCCTTTCTTGATCATCTCGAACAGTTTAGTCTCGGTGACGCCCATTGCCCTTGCTGCAAGGGCCATCGAGCCAGGAAGCAGATCGCCCAACTGACGACGCAACTCTTCCATTGAGACTGTGCCTTTCGATACCATTTGCTCGAGAGCAAGGAAGATGAGCCCCATACGCTCTTGACTAATGCGCATCGCCGTGCCGGCAGTTATTGCTGCTTCGAAGATGTAGCGCTGGTCGTTAAGAGACAAGTTCGAGAGTCTAGCAGCTGTAGTAAACTTGGCGTAGGGTTCTACGAGACCGCGTACATTCTGACCGAGTTTATTAGCGATCGCGGCAACGTAATTGTACTCATCGCCGGCGAGATTCGCGCTACCTGTCGAAGTAGCGAGCATAGCATCAAAGCGTTGCATGTCTATCACAGCTTTGATGCTCGAAGATGCTAGATAAGCTACCCCTGTAGTTACGCCGACGATACCAGCAATAAAGAGGGTTGCGTGGATGCTGGTGCTCTCGAACAGAGCTGACAAGACGGCGAGTCGAGCTCCCAGACCGCTCAGAGGTCCTACTGCAAGGATCGCCGCTCGTTCCAAATCACGGAATGTCCTCGCGAACTTGTCTCCCTCCTGGCCTGCTGCAAGACGATTTCCAGCAGCAAGAATTGCATTCATACCAACAGTACCACGAGCAATCTCGTGGCGGCCAAGAGCAGAAGCCTGTCTGGTTAGAGTATCTGTAAGACGTCTGTAGGCCTGCTCGATCTTGTTGATCTCGGCAACTGCAACGCCAGACTCCCGCATCCTCTGAGTCGTCGCAGTGACTCTTGCCTGGAGTGTCGAAAGGATCCGCTCAATTGAGGCGAACTTGCGATAGAGAGGATCTCCCCAGCCAGCAGAGCCCGCGATCTGATCGACTTGACGACCAAAAGCTTTGAGAGTCCGCAAGGACTGCTCAAGAGCCTTGGTATCAGGTACGAGACCGAACCCTACCGTGCCTAGATCGATCGTTCGTCTTGCCGCCATCGGCGAATTTCCCTAGGAAGACAATCCAGCGAGCAAACTCTCCAGTACTGAGCTGTCTCACCTCCTCTTCCGTCATCCCGAGATGATAGCCTACGAGATGAACAAAAAACGAGTAGGTGCCCTCCCTTAGTCTTTTCCCGCTTCCTCCAGTGATGCCGGAAGCATCTTCTTGTTGATCGCGTCGATGAGCTTCTGATAGGTCCCACCCGAAGGCAGAGTCATCAGGACGTCGAAGTCGGCCTCCTCGAAGACCTTCTCGTCAGTGCTCGGAACGTAGCAGGTATCGATCAGTAGTCTCGCCATCCGCTTCTTGAGATCGGCCTCATTGACGGTGTCGAGCATCTGCCCTACCGAAGTCTGTCGGACCTCGATCTTCGTGCCGTCGTCTAACTCGATGACGGAGGACTCAAGCTTTTCCGACAGTACTCTGGTTCTGATCTGGTTTCGTACGTCGCTCATGACTATCTCCTGTCTGTGTTCTGACTCTACCACATTGACTTCGCCTTTACTCCCGCTTGATCCTGTTAGATGATTGTCGGAGCGCCGCTCATTTGAACGTTCACTTGGAAGGTGTTCGGAGACTCCATTCCCCC